TCCAGTACCTCCACCGCCTATTCCGGACATAAAATCTCCTAAAATCCGTCTGTTAATGGATCATAATCACTTTCTAACTCATATGTCAAGGGATTGTATTCCTTTTCGTCAGTTCCTTGACGTTGTGCAAACAGTTTCACAGGCATTATGCTGGCAAACCCAGAGCCTTTTTCATACACATATCTGGAAGAATCCATCTCATGATCGTTTTCCTTTACTACCTTACCGTTCTTATCCCTGCGGTAAAGGCGAAACTCCCCCAACCAGCCCTGGCAACTCTCAAAAACCTTGAAACGGCCTTCACTCATGGCCAGTAACATGTTAAAAAGTCCGGACTCTACATTACCAGCCTTTCCTTTTGGGGCCACGGTAAGCCCGGGAATCAATTTCATATACGTCTTAACCAACTGAACACCGTCAGCAGAACTTGTTCCAGCCGCTGGATCAGACACCCCGGGAATCCATTCACCCCTGAGCTTTACATTACTGGCATGCACCTCTGGCTCTGTCATTCCCCGCTTATATTCATCAGTAAGATAAAAAATAGGCTTTTCCGGCTCTATATTCCATGCCGCCCAGGTAGCCGCAGTAGCGTTCCAGCCATGATCAAACCCGTAAGATCGGGGCCAGTAAGCAGGAATAGGGAAATCAGGCACCACGATATCACTCTCAGGAATGGGAAATATCGCACCGCTGCCCAACTGAGGAATACCTTTAGACCGTGCGTCAAGCTGATATGGCGGAATACTTTTGCGAAGCTCTTCCTTTTCCGCATCACTCAAGTGAGGGGCATCATCCCAGGTAGCCGAAACGATAAACTTATTTGAAGTCTTGTCATGCCTGTCAGGCACCTTACCGCCCGGCATGAACGCCAGGACAACCTCTGACATGCCCTGCAGTGGTGTAAAGGTTAGTATAATAATACCGCCCACAAAACCACCGGTAGCCATGGTACGGATAAGGCACTCACCGTAAATATCAAGCGGCGGCTCCTCATCCAGCAGGATCACATGTTTTTCAACCCCCTCAAAAGAGGTCCTGCCCTGCTCGTAACTCTTAAAAACAAGGGTACTGATTCCGCCCTGAACATTCTTTATCTGAACCGAAGCAATGGCATCCGGCACCCCAGGCTTTCTCCGGGGCTCACCAACAATCATATCGCCAGGGATAAGACCGGTCCCGATAGCGTTCATTGGGCCGAGCAGCTTCTCCTGCAAGATATCGCGGGTAGTCTCATTGGACTTACCAGCAGCCCAGGCATCAATACGGCCTTTAAACCTTTTACCCTTCCACCAGTCGGGATAACTGCCTGTGAGGTGATAAACCAGTTCAGTCGCACCGGTAATTGTTTTCCCGGACCTGTTCGCGGCCATAAAGGCCCGCTCCCTGAAATACGCCCCTGCCTCAAAAAACTCCATGTGAGGAATATAAAGCTCTCTCCTTAAAGGCCCGGTCTCTGGAAAAAAAGAGTCAATAAACATCCGGCTCTTCTTGCGCTTCCGTTCTTCCAGGGTCTCAAAAAGCTCAAGCTTCTGCTCCCTGCTCATCTTACTCAGGTCAAGATTCTTGATATCTTCCTTGCTGTGTATGTTAAGATCAGATAAATCCATAGTTATCCTGTTTCACGTGGAACATTAATTAAGCCCAGAAGCACCCTTAATCACAGGTATCTTATCCATACCTGCCGCATGCACCTGCTGCACAGTATAAACCATGCCACAGACCACGCATCGGTAATAAGGAAGTTCAGCAATCATATCCTGGCCAGTAGGACTCACCAGCCTCGATAAGCTCCGCAACTGGATCACCTTATCAAAATACAGGCAGCCGCAGTCAACTATGACAGTGGTATGATTGCCGTCCACCACATCGTCTTTTAAAATCCGGCCGGAGCAGGAAAAGGGCTCCACATCTCCCAGATCAACCTGGGGTCCACCTAATGCTGGAATTTTAGGCATTTAAAGACTCCTCAAAATCTTTGCGTAAATTTCTTTGTTTTCTTTCTAAAGTGCCTGGACTAAAATCTTCAATCACGCAATCAAGATAATAACAATGCCCTGACTTCCGGTGACGATAAACCTTCATAGGTGGGTTACCAAGAAAGTCTGGGCCGGGATTATCCTTAAAGAATTTCTGAGGTCCACCCCAAGACTCATACCCAAGCCAACCGGTTTCCCAGTCAACTGCCTCATTACAAAGATAACAGTAAGCTCTCATAATCATTCCTCCGTATAGGAATTTAAAAGGTTAAGGCCCCCTGGTAATTGACTCCTCTATCCCAAGAACCATATTGTAAAAACTAACAGTATAAGGAATGTTCAAGAGTTCCAAGTCACGGCTCACATGCTTCACATGAACAGGATTCTTGCCACGGTGAGTATATGTGCCCTGCCCACAGAGAGCGCCTTCCTTGAACTCAACCTGCTCTCCACAGGTCTCACAGTGTATTGTAAGGTTAATCATTATAACTCCTTAAAAGCAGGGGGTTTAATGGGGAAAAATGAAGGGATTGGTGTATATATACATGACCGGCGGTTCGGCTCAGGGGGGTGGGGGGTGCCATAAGAGACTCCTTTTTATTTATTCTGGTTTGAATAGGTATTGAACTCTTGGATGGCTTAGGATGGCCGGGGCCTGCTCGCTGATCTCTTTCAGGTGCTTGATACTATCAAAGATAGGAGGGACCGGGGCAATGTATCGCATGTAATGGTCAGCCATACCCAGGGCAAGGGGAGACCGCCAAGGCTCCTTGCGCTTCCTGTACTCTTCCATCTTGATCAGATCACCCATGATATCACCTTATTGAGACTACTATTGCAAGTCCGATAAAAACTATTATGTAAACTTTGATCTTAACTGCCTGTTATTATTGACATTGCTTATTGAGAATAGGGTTAATATGAGTTATCCACAGATTTATCCACAAGTGTTAATAGGTAATCGGTAGGTAGATACTACCATTATGATACAGATGTGTGTCAATCCATCATATCAGCCAGACCTGCCTTGATCTTGTCCTCAAGCTCTTCTTCTGTCATATCACGATTGACATTGTAGTTTGTGGATTCTGTCTTGGTAACCATGTTGAAATCAGCAGACAGCACAAGAGCGGATATCTTAGGGTCAAGGGCACCGGCCAGGGCGTGAGTAACTGAATATCTTCTAATTAAATCCCGCGCGCGTGTAATCATCGCCTGAATACGGGAGCTTACATCATCACTTAAATTAATATGATTTCTATTTTTATAGTTATTTAGGGCAGTTACACCAATACCGAGGGTTTCAGCAAGTCCAGCCATTGTGTAGGGTTCGGGAACTTCGACCTCGACAACCTTACCTTTAGATACAACACGCTTGATAATAAGGTTAGTTTCACACTCTTCAAAGTATTGAGTAATAGCGTCCTGGACATTATCAGGATTGGTCAGGCGTGGATATTTCCCATTGACCCCATAACCTGTGCGACCAGCAAGGAAACGACCTTTAGAATCACGGTCAGGGTTTTCAATGACTTCGGGGAGTAATTCAGGATTAGCAGTCATTCTTTACCTTTTAGGCCATTTACAGGCATTAGTGACCAAATACACTTCAAGAACGATCAATATTCCAATGGCTAAATATAATCCTATCATTCTTTTACCCCCCTTGCTTTTAATAATACATATACCTTAATTGGCGGGCTCTGTCAAACCTTCGAGGACAACTGCATCAGGTGGACCTCACGGCCCAACCCATTAATGAAAGCATTTATTATCCGGCATTGTCAAGGAAATAATGAGCTACCTTTAAACCTCTATCATTCCAAGGCCTTAATATTTCAAATTATGCAAAGAGTACTATAAATTAACATTACCATATACGGTAATTCAAATTGGTAACTCATTTATACCTTGCCCGAGCATATTTGCCTGATAATAATTTCAATTTGTGAGGAAATCAGAGTAAATGGGCAAACTTAGTAGTCTGAAGGACTATTTAATTATTGATGTAGTAATACCAACGGTTCCCAGCCCTTGACCTTCTGAGACCGCCTGAGATCGGCCTGTATCACCCCATTGTGTTGTTGAGACAACTTTTTAATTTTGAGAGAATAGGGACAGTTAAACACTCAAACCAAGGAGCAGGACAATGAAGAAAGAGACCGAGAAGATTTTAGAAGAAATGGAAAAATTACCATTTTGGACGGAACTTGAGAATTTAGCACAAGCCGTCATGAGCAACCAGAAAGAAATTGAAACCTCAGAACCCGTAAAGAATGACAATCCTTGCCGCATGTGTGTTTACTCGAAAGACCTTATTTGTGAAGATCTGGACAATTGCCCCGGCAATGGCGATGCAATGTGTTACATCAGGAAAGAGATAGTTCTCAACTTGACTGAATCGGCAAACAGTACAGAAGAAGCATTAAGGCATATTCACCACTTTAGAGGAAACAAGAAAATAACTGAAATAGTAACCAGGTTATTAGAAGACGTTAAGCAGCTATCCTCCGCAATTTCTTAAGCCTTCAGGGTTAGGCATCTAACACGGTGCCTTTCCTTGAGCGTTTAAACATTAAACAGGAGGCAGAACATGACACTCAAAGATAAAATATGGCTTTCAATTGAAATGGCCCTTTACGCAAGCGTTATTCTCGTAGCAAGCTTTCCAGTTTTTGTATGCCTGGTATTGAGATATCAGCAATAACCCCCACCACCAGCCGCAAGGCAAAGGATAATATTATGATAGGACCAAAACCGGACACAATAACAAGACATTCAGCGAAAAGACAGCAATCAAAAGAAATAGCCCAACTTGACACATTCTCAATAACGCTTCGTAATGGTGCTGTTTGTTTTGATTTTCACGGAAAAACTCATGATTACGAAGTGTCATTAAGTAAAGGAGAAATTAAAAAGGCTTATGATTTTATAAGGAGAAACTCTTAACTCTTTCCGGCTGGCCTCTTCTGAGAGGTCAACCAGCCGCAAGGCAAAGGATAATATTATGGCATTCGGAAAAGCATTTGAAACCAGAGCAGAGGCGAACAAGGAATTGAGAACCCTTAAAGAAAAACACGGCCCGGCCTTTAGTCAGACATTGGCTGTAAGAAAAATGTCTAAGAAAGTTCACCCAAGAAGAAAAAAGCTTTTCCATGTAGGAAATGAGATGGAATTTTTAAACTTTGCTTAAACTTTCCGGCTGGCCTCTTCTGAGAGGTCAACCAGAAGGCAGTTAACCTAAATAAATCAAGATAGGAGGTTGTTATGGGAAGCGGTTAAAAGCCGACAGGAGATCATCAGCGCCATGGACTGGAGGTCTCTTGTGAGCGTTTAACTTTACTCTAACCCCTACAGGAGGGCATGAAATGTTTAGATGCTGGTTATTTGACTTAATAATGATTAACGGCTTTATGGAGATCACAGACAGAACCAGAGAGAATCTTGATATTTTAGATGCAATCACATATAGCCCAGCCAAAAGAAACCGCTGGTTATTATCAGGAGACAAATAGAAATGACAACACTTAAAGAGATAAAAAAGCATATCACCATAACCAACGGTAACTCTAAGCTTGGTAATAATGTAGCTAATATCAGCCTGATGCCTGTTGTAAGCTGTCCCAAAAATGTCCCTTGCGCAAAGGGATGTTATGATCTCAAAGCTTGCAAAATATACCCCTCAGTGAAGCAGGCGAGGCTTAAAAATTGGGATTGCTGGAACAATACCCCTGTTAAATATTGGGAAATGTTAAATGCATACCTTGCTAACAAATCACCTCGTTTTTTCCGCTTTCATGTGGGTGGTGATATCCCGAGCCAGTCTTATTTCGATTCAATGAAAAACACGGCTATAATTTACCCTGATATCAAGTTTTTAGCCTTTACAAAAAACTACAGCTTATCATTTAGGAATATCCCAAGTAATTTATCTATGGTCTTGTCAGTATGGCCAGGCCTGCCAATGCCTGAGAAGGTCAAGCGGTCCAGATTACCCAAGGCTTTTATGCAGGATGGTACAGAAACCAGAGTGTCACCTAATGCCATTGAATGCCCTGGAAGCTGTGAAAATTGCATGATGTGTTTTTCACTGGCTGAAATTAACAGGGATGTATATTTTAATAAACATTAATTACCCAGACCAGACAGCGACTAAACCCTAAAAAAGACATGGAAAAAGGAGATGTGATTATGGACTGCCGAGACTGTGAATACTGTAAGCCCCCCAGAGAAGATGTCGAGAAATCTATATTTGAAGAAGATACTTGCACAGTAATGTTTTGTTCTGATAACGATCTGAATTATAAAGATTATGAGATCAAGGATTGTGTGGAATTCATTCAATTAAAGTCAAGTGATGAAAAGGCTGTCAAGTCGCGGATAATTGATAAATTAAAAACAGCCTAACCCCTTCCGACCTGAGCAAGTCATAAACTGCTCAAAGGGGTACATTGTGATAATAAAAGGCGATCAAGTACAGCGAAATGGCAAAAATTATGAACCTTCCGGCCCAGTGCTAACAGTAATAGACGTTGAAAATCACCGGACTCTTGACGGAAATATCATGAAAAAATCAGGTGAAAAAAGGATAGAATTATCGGACGGCACCTGGGAGTTTCCCTGGAATTTAACCCCTAAAGCCCAAGGAGAATAACATGGCAGAGAACCCTATCGGCAAAGGAACAGAGTTCGCAGTATTAAAAGGTCACGGCTTTCCATCCAGAAGATATATTGAGTCAGACTGTGAAGGTTTTTTGATAACAGTAGACACTCGAAGGGATGAGGATGCCTTGGAAGCAGCGAGACACGTTTCACTGGTCCTAAACTCTCACTATGACCTGCTTAAGGCTTGTGAGGAAGCCAAAGCACTTTTAAAGGAAATTCTGTATGAGGTTGAAGTATCTAGGGAAGAGGCGCGCCTTGTCTTCCCCCTGGATCTCATTGAAAGATTGGAGAAAGTGGCAGTGAAAGGTAAACTGCCAAAAAAGGTGACAGGATGAATAGATTCCCAAGACCAGAAGAAGATTTAAAGCCGACCAGGTTTCAATTTTTACTTGCATGCTTTGCCGTCCTAATAGTGATCGCGTTTCATTTACTACGGGGGTATGTGATGAACCTGGAAGACAGCCTAAGAAGACTTGAAAAAGCCCCACTGTCTTTACACTACCACCAGGAGTTCAACACTATGGACGCAGACCGGGGCCACCTCTGGCATTATTATCAAACAGTCAATGATAAAATTACATTAATTGAGCTTGGATTATCAGAAGATGGAAAAAGGTGGTCTAATGATTAAGATAATAGCAAAATGCCAAGGCTGCCACCGGGAAGCGGTAGGAATTAAGTTCAGCCAGGCAACAGGCAAACCGCTTGCAGTTTTATGCCATCCGTGCAATGATGATGTTGACAAATTAGCTGAGATTCAAAGAAGTAGGGCCCGGAAGCAGAAAGAAACTTGGAAAATAAAGAACATGCAATTTTAAATTACTATAAAAAAAGCCCCCGGCGATTGTCAGGGGCTTTTCTTTTATTACCCTCGGTTAAATCTTTTGAGGTGCGAGAATAGGAAATTAATCAGGCATCTTGCATCCGTTCTTGTTCTGCCATTTCTCTATATCTCTGGCGAACTCGAAAATTTCGTTTGCCATCGTATGGTTCCCAAACTCCTGTAAATGTCCACCGTAAGCTCTGAGCATCTTCGGCATGAAGATATCCTTTGCTCTGAGTAAAAACACAGGCTCATCCTCTCCAATCTTACCTGCCGGGTCCTGGATTCTGTCAAACTTTTCATGTAAATGTTTCATAATCATTCTCCTTACTTGAGGTTAATAATATGGTTCTTCAGTGTTTGAATTTCTATTTCCCAGCGCAGCCCATGGCCATCATCGTAATACTTTCCTGTCCCGGGCAGATATTCAACAATCAGACTATCATCACGCCAGAGATGCTTATTCGCACAATCCTCGATGTTCTTTATCAGGTTGGAAAGGTCTGGGGTTGATATGGGCCTGATCTGGCCAGCCATGGCCTGAGCCCTCTTCTTCTTTGACCAACTTTTAGGAATATGTCGGTATGTCCGTATCCCCACCAGAATAGCCTCGTCAAATAGCGGGCGTTCCAGGGAAGCGAGTTCCTTATTCAATAGGATCATGAGGTCAACTTCATAATCCCACTGATCAGGATTCTTAAAAGACATTGCCCGGCCTGTTTTCCCTAACCTGCCGATCCGGTCACGCTTCTGGGCCATGGGTTCAAGCCATATGGTGAGTTTCATTCCATCCTCTTCCCGGTAATCAACCCGGCGATCTTCCTAATGTTTTCCTTTTGCTCAATACTTTTCGGCCTTTCCTGCTCTGCCAGTAGCCTGACATTCTCCTTAGCTTGATTACTTAAGGCCACTGACCGCATTACTTTGATAATTTCACCTGGTTTAGGAAAGAACTGCCTATCCTCTTCTCTGACTATCTGATTTACGGCTGAAATGAGATCTGGCAGCCGTCTCACAAGGGCGATAATGTTATAATATTCATCAAGAGCAGCCAGCCCGGTAACACCCTCGAACCTGCCAGGATGAAAAATAAGTGCCAGCCTTGCCATTTGATCTGCAAAATCTTTTTCTTCAATCATCCTTCCTCTCCTTTTTTCTTCAACCAAGCGTCCATATTGTCCAGCGTCCCTTTCATAGCTTTATCCTGCTTGCTGTGAGATATACCTTTCCTGTTCCTGGTTAAATGTGAAACTATTTTATCAAACTTCTTTCTCAGGGATTGAGTTCCTTGAACCTCAAAGGTAATTTCCCCGGTCAGATTATCGCCGTATAGCCAATTAACCACATATTCGATTTGCTCAACTGATCTTCCATCTCTCCGAATCATCAAGTCAATATGTTTGGCCCAGGATTGGATTGAAGGAGGATTTTTAATAAAGCGGTGAGTTGGAAATTCTAAAACAATCTTCTCGAGTAGAAGTCGGCTCAATCGAACCTCGTCAGAGGTTTCGATAAAGGGTTCTTTCTTTAAAGATAAAGAAGAAGTAGAAGAGGAAGAAGAAGGGGTTGGTTTTTGGTTGGCCTCTTGCTTAACCTTTTGGTTAACCAAGTTAGGGTTACCACCAAGCTTTCCAACCTCTCTTCTAATATCCCTAAGTCGCTGATCTTTAACCATTCTCTCGCAATATACCACCCCTTCACTATCAGTTTTTAATACCCCTGATATCAATAGGGTATTAAACGATTTTATAAAGGTTTTATGATGGAGTCTTAAGACTTTTGCAACGGTCTTATGAGCAGGCTTTAAGCCATTTATAAGCAAGTAACCATATTTTTCTGATTGGTGCATAAGACACATAAGGTCAATCATTAACCCTTTTGCTGCCAGATCACAGGAGGCCAGTTTAATATCATTCAGCCAATCAGCCGGATAAAATTGGAAGGCAGGAAGGTTGGTCATTCCAACACCTTACAGTTTTTTAAGTTCTTTAATTTTATCAGGAACGGCCACAGCAATGTAGGCCCTAATCTTATCCGAGACGCTGGTTGCTGGCTCTACCCCGTCTTTCTCATAACCCCTGAGAGATTGAGGTGTTATTACCCGGCCTTGCTTAGTGTGGTTGTTGATTGCATTTGCGAACTGTTTCCTGGACATACCAAGGGCTTCCCTGGCTTCCGATATTTCTTTTGAAATTGTCTTTTTCATTTTCACTCCTTTGGTTATTTAAGACCATAAAGCAAAATCCATGACTTGTCAATATATTTCTTTAATTTAAAATATCTTTTCTTTTTTCTTGACATTTATAAAAGCAGGGTGTATCTTCTTCACAAGAGACAAAAGAGTAAGAGGAGGTCAAGTGGGTGGCTGAGGAATAGGTGGTGAGGTTAGTGATGTCTCAACTCAATAATGGGAGACACGATTTCTGGCCACCCACATTCAAAAAGGAGAAACAGATGGCAACCAGGCTCGAGGAAATAAAGCACCACTTCAAACTCATGGTCCGGGATGAGCTCAAGGAAGGCTGGGAGCAGAAGTTTATCGAGGACATTGAGGACTATTTTGCCAGGAATGGCACCCTTTCGGATAAGCAGTTTGAAAAACTCAAGGAAATCAGCAGGCGGACGACCGACAGGGAGCAGGGATTGTAATGAAAATATATGTTGCGAGTTCATGGAGAAACGAAATTCAACAATCAGTGGTCCAGATACTCCGCATGGCTGGTTATGAGGTTTATGATTTTAAAAACCCAAGAGATGGGGATAATGGGTTCCATTGGTCCGAGTTAGATTCGGATTGGGCAATGTGGACCACCGAAGAATATCGAGATTATCTCGATCACCCTATAGCTGAGGCGGGATTTAAGTCAGACATGGATGCCATGAAATGGGCTGATGTATTTGTTGGTGTCCAGCCATTCGGCAGATCAGCATCCCTTGAAATGGGCTGGGCAGCCGGAAATGGGAAGAAGACAATCCTCCTCCTTGATGATGGAGAGCCTGAACTTATGGTTAAAATGCTCGATCATATTTGTTGTGATCCTGCCGAGATGTTGGCAGTACTGGAAAATTTAAAGGAAAGGAGAAGAAATGAACGAGAATAAACAGGAAATAATCGAACAAGAAGAGGTGATCGTTTACGAGATCACCACTGAGACCGGGGAAGTGCTGTCCTATAATAAGATCATGGCAGCTATTGATATTCTGGACAAGGAAACTGAAGACCTTACAATTATCGAGGACGATAATAAGTCTTATGACTTCGCCAAAAGCAAACGGCTGGTTTATAAAAAGCTCCGCACCACTGTGGAGAACCGCCGTAAGGATCTGAACAAGGACGCTCAGAAAATAATATCTGCCAGAAATGCTGCCGCCAGTAAGATCAAGGACAAAATAGAGCCGGGGGAGTCTCGTTTAAAGGCTCTTGAGGTCGCTGAGGACAACAGGAGAGCAAAGAAAGAGCAGGCCCGGGTAGACACCATCCATAACCGGGTTAAATTGATCCAGGCGGCTACCCAGGGCGTTGCGTCCATGAGATCAGAGCGCATAACAGAACTGATTCAGGGTGTCCGGGATGTGGAAATCACCGAGGCCGACTATCAGGAGATGATGCCGCAGGCTGAATCTGCTAAGATTATTGCCCTGGAAGAACTCGGGAAAGCTCTTGCTGATGCCCTGTCGAGGGAAGCTGTTGAAATAAAGCGCGTGGCAGAGGAAAAGGCTCTCAAGGAAAAGAATGAGGCCCTGGAAAAGAAATTGAAAGAAGAACGGCTGGCCCGGGAAGTCCAAGAGAAAGAACTGGCTGAAAAGGACGCTGCCCTGAAAGCTGAACAGGACAAGAAAGACGAGAAAGCGGCTACTGAAAAGGCCGAGCTTGAGGCCAAGGTTAAGGCCATGGAAGATGAAAAGGCTGAGAATGAACGGAAGGCCGAAGAAGAACGTCTGGCCAGATTAGCTAAGGCTGAGAATGAAATTGAAGACGAACTTAATGAGATAGCGGCTGACATTATCGTAGACGGCCTGAATGAAATGGAAGACCCTGAACCAGAGCCTCAGAAAGAGTTTGGGGCAACTACCCTTGAGCAGATGGATGAAATGAACGGCATTTCTATGCCGGAGACCCCGAAAGAAAAAATGGTCTTCCCGGACTTCACAGAAGAACTACGGTTTCTGGTGGATGAGTCTGAAAAAGCTTCTGAATTTACCACCGACCAGGAAGAACGGGAATTTTTTGAGTTCGTGCATGAGGCCATGGCCACCGCCTTGACAGAGATTGAACTGTTCCAGCCTGAACCAGAGGAAGAGGATATGCACAAAGAGGACATGAGGAACGCTGGGCCAGGGAGGATATAAAGGTAATGGAATGCGCATGTGAAGTTTCAATGGACATAGATTCTTGTCATGATGATTTCCACAACAGGGCAGAGCGTAAAGCCATCAAAGAACATAAATGTGGGGAATGTGGGAAGATTATTGTTAAGAGAGAGAAATATCAATACATGACAGGCAAAAGTGGTGGATATATGTACACCCATAAAATGTGCAATGACTGCCATAGTATTCTGAAATATTTTTACAACGGCGGGTTTTTCTTTGAACAACTTTGGGATGATCTTTTTGAGTTTATACGCGAAAGTGATTACACGACAAATGAAAAATGCTTGGCTCAGATCACCCCTGTTGCCAGAGAAAAAATATGCGACTATATCCAAGAGAATTGGGATGATCCTGATATGTGGGATAATGAGGATGATTAAAATGACCACCTGGCAACAAATGCCCCTCCAGGACTACCTGGGCAAGAAAGGCATAAGCTCACACGGGTTCAAACTCCTGGATCAGTCCGGGGCTGCCTACCATGGCCGGGACCAGAACACAACGCAGTCTAAGACTCAGATTTACGGATCAGCCGCCCACAAGAAGATTCTGGAACCGGCAAGCTTTTCTCAGGACTTCCGGTATCTCCCGGCCTCAGTTGCCAGAATGACCCAGACCTTGGAGGATGAGGAGAAAAAGGGGGGCTTTACCTACCTAAAATATGCCGAAGGTATGGAGTTAGAGAAGTGGTCGAAAGCAGTTTACGAGAATGAGGATGCAAGAAACATGCTGACACATCCTGACATTCAGGTCGAGGTGTCCGGGTTCTGGAATGATCCTATCTGGGGCATACTTAAGAAGTGCCGGCCTGACTTCATTATTCCCTGCCTGGGAATCATGGGCGACCTGAAAACCATGACTATGAAGGGCAAGGAGCTTCGGGACGTAGCAGAGGTTTTCGCCAAGGATGTTTGGAAATATAAATATCATTGGCAGGCAGCACACAATCTAAGTTCCGGAGAGTTCATTGACGGCGTAACATATGACTCATTTGTCTGGATAGTTATAGTCAAGGAAAAGCCTTATGAGGTTGATGTGATTGAACCGAATGCAGCCATGATATATAACGGCCAGGAGAAGGTGAGAAAGCTGACCGAGTTCTATGCCGAGTGTGAGCACACCGGGATCTGGCCCAAGCGGACGAAACCAGGGCTGAAAACAATCAGCCTGCCAGAGTATGCGTTAAACGAGGAGTAATAATGTCTGATAATTTACCAGAAAAAAAGGAGAAGTAATGGAAGTTTTAATGGTTAGGCCGTACATCGGCAATCGCAACGAGGTCGTTAGTGACCAGCACGAAATGATAGTTAAGATTAACGCCACTGAATTTGCCCAAATGTGTGGGCTTCCGGGCGGTAGAGAGTCAATTTCCAAGCTTTTCCAAGGGAAAGAAACAACATTTAATGTTGGGGAAGTGTACAAAGAAGCCCGTGAAATAGTGGACGCACTCCCCGCTATGATGACCGCCATTAGAACCATTAACAGTGGGGCCGGTAAACTTGAAAAAGTCCTGACCGCCAAAAAGGAGGACGAAACAGATGCCAAAAGCTAAGGATAAAAATAAAGAAATTGAAAAGAAAGAGCAGGTTGAGACCTTACTAGAAGAGAAAAAAGCTGCTGCACCATTGCCAGTGGTAGATAACGGAGAGTTCTCAAACTGGCTGGATACCGCCAAGTTCGGGCAATTATACAGAGTGGCCAATGTGTTTGCTGATTCCGGTGAAATGGTTCCTGAGCATTTCCGAGGTAACCACGCGGCCTGCATGATTGCCGTTCAAATGGCTTTTCGTCTGAAGGTTGACCCTCTGATGTTCCTGCAAAAATCATATATAGTCAAGGGTAAACCGGGCATAGAGGCTACATTGGCAATATCACTGGCCAACACTCACGGGCCGTTTGAGGGAAGCATTAAATACAGGATAGAGGGTACTCCTGGCATGACCGACTCATCATGCACCGCATGGGCCATCATGAAAGATTCTGGCGAGGTCTGTGAAATGCCTTTTACTTGGGAAGATGCTGTTTCCCCTGGATGGGCCAGCAAGGATAACTGGAAGAAAACCCCTAGGCTGATGATGATGTACAGATCAGCAATGTGGCTTATAAGAACCCATTGCCCAGAAGTAATCCTCGGCCTTCACAGTAATGATGAGCTTTCCGACAGTGATAACATTATAGATGCCAGCGAGGTAAATATCACCTCTGCCACTAAGAAGCTTGAGAGCATACGGGAAGAGAAGGAAGCCGGGGAAGCTGAGGTCTTAGAGGCCGATCCTGTCACATCTGACGAGAAACAGCCCGAAGAAGAACCTAAGCAGGAGTCTAAGGCTTCAGAAGAACCCGACCAGGACCCGGGCCCGGACCAAGACGAAGAACAGACCAGCCTTTTAGATCAGGGCCAGGATCAGGAGAAGGTGGAACCGAAACCCATTGATCCGCTCACAGTCACCTGGAAACTCGGGGCTGGAAAATCAGAGGCCTTTCTTTCTGCAATAATTGCGATTGGCTGGAACACCGCTCATGTTGAGCAGAGGATAAAGATCACCGGTGCAGACCTAGGCAAAAAGAGTCAGGCAGAATTTGACACCTGGATCATAAACTGGGGAAAGGCTATGGACTCAGACGAAGACCGGGCAGCATTCCTGGCTATGTGCGGGTGTGTACCACCAAAATAAACCCCTTCCCAGGCAGCCACGGCAAAATCTTGCGCCTTAAACCTACCGACCTGACAGCGTGGCTTGTCGGGGTTAGTCCCAGGAGGGGATGATGGAAGAAAAATATAATATTTGTAATGTCGGCCAAGGTCTTTCCTCTGTAGAATTACAAAAATACTTGGATTGGATGGACAGCAAAGGCTATGATTTTATATGCTCTGTCCCATCAAAAGAATCTATGAATGTCAGTGATCCCACAAACAATCTTGTTTTCAAAGTTAAGGAGAACTCAAAATGACCGAAACCACACTGGACGCTGCGATAAAACTTATCCTGGAGGCTGGGGGTTGGGAGGTTAGTACCATTAATTCTGCCTGTGGATGCCCACCTAAAAAAATACGCAAAAAGATAGAATCAACCAAATGTGGTAAGTGCAGAAAAAAACAAGACGATCAGTGTTTTTGGGCCACCAGAAACCCCGACCTCCGCAACTCAACGGATGCTATTTTTGAGATTTGGGATATTCTATTTGAAGGCCAAAGACATTGGGTTGCGTTTTACCCACCTGGAGTCACGGTTGGATTTTATCCTCACCAAGACAATAATTCTCATAAAGCTTTGTTAAACATTGAAACAAAACATGCCCTCGGAGAAGGCAAAACCCACCAAGAAGCAGCGATCAGGGCAACCGAAGCATATTTGAGGGGGAAGTGAGATGAAAACCCACAAAAGACCGCGCCTTAGATTTTGCTGGGAGTGTGAACAGAAGTTCTGGGGCAGACACCATGAGATTAGAGAGGAGAAATGAGGATTATGGCTACTTTTGAGTATAAGGAAATATTAAGACGTGAGATAGATATAGCCGGGATGAATAAGTTAGGAAACAGCAGGTGGGAATTGGTATCGGTCACTCTCGGTTATTATTATTTCAAAAGGAGAAATATCACCTCTCGCCCAAGCTCAGTATTAAGGAGGATAAAATGAGTCATCATTACCCAAAGGGTTATCGCCCACAAAGTGTAGGGGAGAAAGAGTTGGCTGATCGTATGTCAACCAAGCAAATTGAAAAAGCTATTAAAGGTAAAGAGGATTTAGAAAAAAATGATCCAGAAGCGTATGCCAGAAAGTACCACGGAAGCTAATCAAGTTTGACGGACATGACCGGGAAGTCCACCATGTCTGTGCTAAACTGATTAGGAAGGAGGAGAAAGAAGATGAGTAGTCTAACAGGGAATAACGAACCTATCAAAATCGTTGATTCACCAGAGTCAGAAAAGGATTACCCTCTTTATCAGATATCAACAGTAAAAGATCATCATTATACCTTGAAAGGGCTTAGGGAACTCCAAGCCGCTATCTCTGAGGCTCTGGGTGAGGGGTGGATCTCGGTTGATGATCGGTTGCCGGAGATGATAAAAAATAAAGGGGAAAGACCACTACATCATTCTTGGCCTGTATTATGGATTAATTCTAAAGATGAATACCCTCTATGGAGCCAATTCACAGGGAGCATCCATAATGATGGGCGTATAGGTCAGGGAGAATTTGATTTTATGCCTGGAGAGGAAACCTACCCAACCCACTGGCAACCTCTCCCAACCCCACCAGAACCCCTTGAGCCTGTTTGTAAGAAGTGTAAAGAAGTGGAATTAGGGTTGCCATGAAAAGCCCTGAGATGGATGACACTGGTTTTGAATTTCAGGAGTACCCCTGCGACTGCCAGGATAAATAACCTTTAACTGGCGGTTCAATCGCCATACCGGGAGGGTGAGAAGATGAAACCAGATAAAGAAGGTTGGTGGTGGTACAATGCGTATCCCCATATTCCAGATTACGACCCAGTGCCTGTGTGGGTTTACAGGTCTGGTCGGGGATTCAGTTACGTACGTGGGATTTGCGGAGGTGGCCCTGTAAGTAAAGCTCCTGGAATGTGGAAAGGATTGGTCGTGAAGTGGAAAGGGGGCAGAGTTTAACTTGACAAAATAAGGGAGGTGAAGGTATGATATGAGGGTGTAAATGTTTCCCAACAGAAGCCCCTCATTTATCATCCTTGAGGGGCTTTTTTATGGGTAAATAAGCAAGGGCTGAATCATTGTCCGGCTCATATGATGCCAGCAACTATCAGCCCCGCACCCTCGGTCGAAACCTTGGGGGTAATTCAATGGACATGTCATCCCGCTCTGAGCTGTCCGGGTCTGCCCGGATGAACGATGACTTTAGCATCTCATGCCCGCTATTATTAAACCAAAAATCCGGGCGGTTGTCAATAGGTTATTTTCCACCCCTATCAAAGTATGCCGATATAAGTGGGAGAATGTTTTTAACAGCTCTCTCGCCAAACAGGAACCCAAGAACAAGCAAATTGATAGCCATGAGCATTTTGAGTTGTAAATCAGTCATTGCGGTTGAGCTTGAAAACGCCATGTAATCAAAATACAGTGTAGCAAAACCCCACACTGGCCTCTGTGTGCCTCTTAAAAAAATAAGGATAGCCCCAATATAAGGTATTGACTTTAAGTCCTCTGCCGTCCCTTCCATTGCCTTGATGCGGTCATTGAAAACCTCTGTTTCCCGAACAACTAAAGCTTGGGCCTCGATAGCCCTCTCTCCCTCAATTTTTCTGATAGCAGCCTCAATACCAGCCTTCTCTTTCTCTGACATTGAAGGAGGGAAATATTCTTTAATTGCACTGATGGTTTTCTCGACCACTTTACCGCCAAATAAACCAGCCACTTTACCTGCTAATCCTAATACTATTCCTAATCCCATATCAATACACCTCTCTAATCGTTAAATGAAATTCCTGCTCAAAGTCCATCTTCTTCATGAACTTTCTAAAAGTATTCCCAGAGTTTAGAATTGCCCGGTCATACGCTCCAAGCTTATCCACCCTGTCACCAAGCAAGATACACCCGGCAGTATCATCAACCTTATTCCCTGCATGGATCAAAACGGAGGTTCTGCCCGGTACGTTCTTAACTTGAAACGTGTCTGGATACTTAGGTGATGAATACCTCTTGCACATATATTGCTGTGCCGGGATAGATGATATGTTCGAAGCGTTCAATTTATCAGGCGGCTCCAAAGTGAAGCAGAATACTTTTTTGTTGACCTTGAGAACCCCGATTGTGCCGAAGCGGTGATCCTCTTCAAGGCGTATTAATTCAATTATTGGTGTCATGTTAAAGCCTCCTTTCCTAACCAGACCAAAATACCTGAAACTATTGTTTGGAAAAAAATAAACCCCTTTTTCCACCGGGCATGATCTTGCTCAAGGCGATCAACTCTTATCTTCAACCCATCTTTTCCGTTACCAAAGAGTGTACTCTCATGGTCTTCAATCTTCTCAATATGGTTATCAAGCTTGCCCTCAATGCTGGCCAGAGTCCCTATCATAGTTTCTCTAAATTCTTGGTCAAGAGTCATTTCAAGTTCCTTGGTTATGGGTTAAGTTATTCTGTTGCTTCTTGAGCGCCTATCAATTCTCTTATTTTTTCAACATCCTTATTTTTTATAGCTTTTTTAAGTTGTTCAAACTGCTTAAGATCCCTGTTAGCTTTTTGGGCCATTTTTATAAGTTGATTATAAGATGCGTCAATGAGTTGCCTCTTTTCGTCAGGCTCAAAATTTTGGTTTAAAAAAATAAAATCAATGGTTTTATTATTTGCTCTTATGGCTTTATAGACATTATCTAAACTAACCTCAAAGTCCTCAATTAGTTCAAGTGCCTCTTCTGGGATTACAATAACCCCCGCCTTAAAAGATGCTTCTTCAACTATTTTTTTGGCGGTCTTAATTGAAGTCTGGGCTTCAAAATAACTGTCATAAAACTTTTGTATACTTTCTGCCCCAGCAGATGGATGTCTTACCACAAAGGCTTTTATGACTGGCATGTCAGCAAGGGTAGGAGTGGGCTTGACAGGATCGGGCAAAGCTCCGGCTTTTCTCAGTGCCAGATCTGCTATTCTTAGCACGTGCATCCCAAGGCCACCAGACCAACCCTGAATATAATTCTCTATAACAGCAGGAGAAGTTCTCTTGCTGTCCTTAAGTATTGGGAGCGTGCCTAACAACCTTCCTATGGCCTTGGCTGCCTCTGTGGTATATGGCTTGTATTGATATTCAGGTAAAAGTTCCTCCCTGGCTGCGGGGATTATTGGTCTATCCAAAAACAAACTTCTATTTGCAAATTCCTCAATCACAGGAGTGGCCACTGTAGGCACAATCCCGGGTAGTATTCCTCTCCCAACAGTTTTTAAGAAACCATCGAAGGCATCTGGATCTTTATCCAGTATAAACTCAACAGCCCTTTCGGCTCCGGTCCCAAAAATAATCCCTATTTCAAATGGTTTAGGTACTCTGTAAATATGATCTTCAGTCATAACAATCCAAAATAAATCTTTCTGCCACTGAGGAACTTCTTCCCATCTTGGATCTTGGCGATTATGAAGAGTAAGTAAAATGGAAGGCAGAGTGATAGAAGCCGCTACTTTTAATGTAGTTGCCACGGGTTGATCCTTGAATGCACGAATCATTTTATCACCACCCTGCAACTGTGCGTTAAAAAAAGCGATAAGATTATTCACTGCTTTTGTTTTAGCACCCACCCTCATAAAATCAAGAGTAACTTCTCTGGACGCGAAAGCTGCCTCTTCAAGAGAGGCCCCCTTCTTTCTTGCTTTTGAAAATTCTCCAATCCTGGTCCCGGCTTCACTGAAAGCACTCATTGCCCTTAAAAATTCAATCGGGTTTTTAATAGGGTTGTGGACTGGGGTTTTCATAAGGTTTTTAATATCTTTCTGTAGGTATTTCCTATCAAGAGATACCATCATTGAGTTTGGTCCGCCGCTCTTTTGCCATTCTCGGTAAATATCATTCTTCCCAGCGAGAGCAAAAACTCCTTTAAAGGTATCTACTCCCGGAATAAACCCGTACTTAGAAAAGATGAAGGCTGAGAATTGATCTCTGATCGGATTTCTGGCAATAAATTCAGGGGAAAGAATAGCTCCTGCTCGAAGCGTCCTGGCAGGGATACTCAACAGTTTAACCACAGCGTTCATGCTTTCAGCATCCAGCGCCTGCATAGTCCTGGCTATCTCTGGATCAACCTGATAGAGTTCACGCTTCCCGTTTCTCCAAACAGAAATAACATTATCTTTCGGGACGAAGGCGGAAGGTCGGAAGATCTCCATTGCCTCTTCCGGAAGTTCTAAACCAAACTCTTTAATAGTTTCAATGGCTATCCGCTTTTCTACGGTTCGTTCAATTATGGTTGTTCGTTGTTCTGCCGATTCAGCGCCTTTAATCCTGGTTAATATCTGGCTTGCTTCTGCCTCAGAGAAACCTCTAGCAGTCAACGCCTCCCTGGCTGTAGCCTCTACCGCCTTTGATGCCTTTGAGGTAGTTACCTCACCGCCTTCTATTATCTCAGTAACTTCTTCCTTTAATACTCTTTCCTTCTCTTCTATTTTTCTGGTTATGGTTTCCTTACCGAATTTCTTAAGGGTATTAGCGAGCTCTTCATTGCTTACCTTAATCTTCTGTAGTGGCGTAGGGATTCTCTCAACAAACTTACCCATGCCTTCTTTACTGTTGGCTAAATCAACCAGGGCTCTACCGACAGCGTTCTTCTCTGCCAAATTAATATAAAGATATGTATTCTTAATAATTGATTCTAAAGGATCATGAATATCCCTGGCAGAACCCTTTATGCCCTTGACCGGCTGTCTGGCTTCCAGCCCTTTACCAGCCTTGACAGCGCCACCTTCCTCCATGACTCGAAAGAAAGGCACATAATCTTTATTGGCCTCGCGCATTTTCTTCACAGCCTCTGCGCTTAGTAGCCCGCTATCAGCTAAATACTGAAGAGTGGCGTCCTGATACTCTTTTAAGTTTTTAAAAACATCACTGAATTTATCTGACCTGGTTCCTGGTTCCACAAAATCGAAGTCGTTGACAACCTTCTGAGCATCTTCTTTTAGGATGCCTGTCTCTATGCCTCGCTTATTTAATTCAAGCGATCTCTTAGCAACAGCATAAGCCCTGAAATTATCAAGATCATCTTTGATAGGCTCAAGTATAGCTTTTAAAGGTTTTCCAATGTTTTCTTTTGTCTTAAATTTAAATGGGCTTTTCTCAAAGAAATGTTCAACCTTCCCCTGCCAACCCTTTAGGTTTCTGGCTAACTTGTAAGGGTCTTTCCCGGCAGGCAACTCTTCGCCCTGAGCCATTGCCTTCACCATCTTGCCAAGTGGATGAAGGTCATTAATGGTAGCCGTGTAGATATCATCTAAAGTGACGGCTCTCCTCGCTTTTTCTCCAATAGATATCTGACTAAGGACTCTCATTAAAGAGGGCTGTTTAATCCATTTCTCAAACATGTCCCTGGCTTCCGTGAGAATCTCTTTTGATTCCGGGCTTTCTTTGTCGAGTGTCTTTTCAAAAAACTTAAAGAATTTAGGGGCCTTAGTTTTGGCCTGCTCTACATCGGTCATATAAAGCCGTATGAACTCAGCAAACCCCTCAGGCAAAACATCGGTTCCATGCTTGGCTTTTGTGGCTATGGGCTCCAGTTCACCCCTGAATTTCTCAAGGGGCTTATCGGTTAAATCTTTCCAAATAAACTTCTGAAGGCCATGGCCAACCTCATGAGCGATGGTTTCAATGTCGTTTGCCAAACGAGTGCGGATGACTTCTGGCTTTATCTTGAAAATACCACGAACAGCCTTAGCCGCACGGAATCTCCCTGTCCTGATTGGAACGTCAAGTTTCTCATTCAGGAACTTAACAATGTCGCTTCTTTTAACAGGGACAGTCTCGGGCCCTTCCCCCGGCTCTACAGGCCGCCTCTTGAATCCTTCTTCTGCGGCAAACTCTAATGTTGATTTACCCGTTGTGGTCTGGATTTCTCCATCCCCGTCCACGGTCCGGGTGGTATCTATCGGGGATTGCCTTAAAGAAGAACTGATATTATTAAAATCTTGAAAGCCAGCATCTGCTGCATAAGCCTCCTCAATAAGGTCTGCCTCATTAAATTCAGCCTCTCTAAAATATCTCTTCATATGATCTACCGTTTCAGGTAAAACACCATGAGTGTCGGCAATATCTTTTTTGGGTGTTTTTTGTTCAATGGCGTCACGAACACCATTTAAAATTTCCTCTCCCACTAAGATTAGGTCTTCATTACTGGCTATCTCTGCATGTTTGGCTTCATGTGTGGCAAATTTGAGTTTTTCTGATTTTGACACGCCACTCGGTATCAGGATTTCTTTTGCATTATGATCAGCGGTGGCCTTTATGCCAGAAAGAGACTTGTCCCTGCTAGATATATCGCCTAGAGAAGTCTCCCTAATTCTCCATCCTTCAGGCACTGTAACCATATTAGAAATAGTCTCAGTTTCCAAATCACTTTCAACCTTAGCGTCTGTCTTTGCTTTAACGGGTTCTTTATATAATTCAGGCACAACCCTATTATCACTCATCAAGTCTTCCCTGATTGCAGGCTGTTCCTGGATGTCTTCGGTCACCTCAAGAGGGGTTCTCCCCCTAAGACCGTATGTAGTCCTGAGTTTAGAAGAGATTGCAGTACTGGCCTTAAGGCCACCAATAACAATGCTAGCATCTATAAACTCTTGAGGTTCAGGAATTTTCCCTTCAAGCAAAGAACCCATAGCAACCATGGCTGTTACTTCTGCTGGCAATTTACCCATTCCTGGGAATAGTATCCCAGCCTTACCAGTAGCAAATCCAGTAATTTCTCCCTTCATAGTTTCCCATGCAGCACCGGTCAACCGTGTCCAGAAGTCAGAGAATGATTGGATATCTCCCTTTTCGTATTTATCCATCAGGACCTTGCGTAGACCAGCAGGCAAAGCAAAAGCACCGGCCACAGCAGATGAAGGGCCACCACCACCACCTATCAGACCTCCTGCCACCATCCAAGGGAAGTCCCCAGCAAGGGTAGAGGCTTGAGCAAGCACTCTTGCGCCTCCGGTAAGAAAGTCTGGGTCAACCACATCAGGGACTTTCTGCGTGGCCAGTAAGCCAGTCACTGAACTTCCGAAGCCACCAACCACTGCTTCCTTAAGAGTAGGTTCAAAGACGTGTGGTGGCAATCCTGTTTCCTTGGCAAGTGTTAGTGATACTTGAGACTTGACTACCCTCTTTTCAAATGAAGGTTCAAAACTTCTCAGAAATTTATCCCATAAAGAGGGGTCTTCTCCCTGTTCAAGTTTTTCATCCCCAGGAGGACCGGCTTTGAGTGATGTTGTAATTCCCCTTGTACTTGTTCTAAAGTCAGGCACATTAATAATGCTTTTAACTGAATCTCTCAAACTGGAGTCGTCAATGACAGGTATCCCAACGTGTTCATCTATTTCTTTAGGGGAGAATCCAGCCTCAGAAAGATTGAGTCGCTGTTTCTGAATATGCACCCCTATCTCTTCCTGGCTGAATCCAGCCGCTTTTAATTCTGCAATACTGCTCATTCTTGACCCGTCCTTTTAAGGTACTGGTCTATGGTTTCACCGCTTTTTCGTTTAGACACACTGTCTGGTGGAGTTTCTTTGTCATTCTCAAGAATAACATTCGCCTCTTCAGCCAATCTTGATAATGGATCTTTGAAATTTCTTTTCAATACATCACCCACAATATAGTCTTTATTTCCTGGGGTCAGCATGTCGAGCATTTTCTTGCCTTCCTCTTCACCATTCGCAAGAGTTTTTCTCAGGTCATGCTCATAATCATAGGCATTCTGAACTGAAGATGAATCAAAGCCTGACAGGATAGTCCCCTTAAGAATACTGTCTCTGCCAAACTTTATGGCTCTGGCTTGGGCATCAAGAACAGGCTTGTTTTCTGCCTTTTGGGCGGCAGTCGCAACCTTGCGAATATGTTCAGCATCCTCTCCATTCATTTGATCCCCAGCCCAACTAAGAGGCTTTTCAGGGTCCACCTCGCCTCTGTAAGCGGCCTCTAATTGAGTGTTGTAAAAGCCTGGGTCTTGAGTAACCTGCCATGGACCTTTCTTTGTGGATTTATTGTTAAGCATATTTAGAAAAGCATTCTTAGAGCCTTGTCCAAATTCTTCTAAGTTTGAATTAACTATTTCATTTACGGTTGGATCTGGCTTGTCTGAATTGTTAAGACGATCCAAAAAGTTATTTTGGGTGCCGCTTTGAGCTTCTTTTTTTGCTTCCTTGGCCTCAGATTTGGCTTGGTTTGCTGCTACCTTAGCCTCATTCTTTCTCTGTTTTTGGATAGCCTCGGCCCTATTTAAGGCCGCCTGTTTCTCTTTGGAGTCAAGCTCAAACTCCCCGGCATTAATCATCTCTTTAGCCAAAACCGGATTGTCTTGGATGGCTTTCTCTACCCTGGCATCCTCAGCGGTGTCAACAAAGCTCCGCTTGATTATTTCTACCTGGTTAGCGTTAAGCATCCCATGAGTAGCATAAACGTCCAATTCGGCGAATAACTTCTCTTGGATAAAAAGGGCTTCTTCCCTCGTTCTTGCATTAGCAAAAGCAACCCCAGCCTCATCAACCATTCGACCAGCGACCGCTTGAGTTGCCTTAACCACCTCTTCTATTTCCCGCACCTTCATGTGGTTTTGAAAACCGGCAGCTTGAGATTTATATTGAAGTCTGAGTATTTCCTGCTGTTCTGGTTTAAGACCAGCAATGTCTTGCTCAAAAGCTGTGCTCGTTTTCTCTGAGAAGGCAGTAGTTCTTTGACCAAAGTTATTATGATCAGTACTCATGGCCTCTTCAATTTGCTGTTTCCTGAAGGTATCAGCGTATTTAAACTCAAGTTGTTTTGTAAGGAGGGCTACTTTAGCCCGTTCTCTGGCCTGAGCAAAAGCAGATATCTGACCACCTAACTGCTGTATCTGGCCTCCGGCTCCGGCCAAGGCTCTACCCACCTGCCCGGTATCGCCAATCCTTGAAGGCCCAATCCCTACGCCAGTTTGTACTTTGAATACTTGAGGCATTATGTCCTCTTGTTAAAGAATCCAAGGCTGCCTGCCTGAACAGCAGAGCTTCCCAGGGTAGTTAAAAAAGTTGATCCAGCAGCTATGTCTCCAGCCCTTTTACTCCTGCGCCCGGACTCTAAGATATCAGACACACCTTCTTTAATTTCAAGGTCAGCAAGAGCCTCAGTTTGAGCCATGACAAGCAAGGGACTGCCAGAGGTTATGTCCACCCCACCCTTGGCAAAACCAGCTGCTTGAGATGAAAGAATTGACCTTTTACGCCGCTCTCCTTCTCTCTCAGTTCTGGCCGCATTGATCTCAGCGGCTCTCATCGCTTCCCTGCCCTGTTGCCGTTGGCCTTCCGCCTTAGTCAGACCGCCGATAATATTAAGCCCGAGACCGATACCGGCTATAATTGTAAAAGGATCAGCCATTATTTATCCTCCCAAAAATTGATACATCCTCACCGCCAGGGCCAAATGACTTGAGAACCCCTTCCTTTTCAAAACCAAGATGTTTCAAAAACCTTTCACCCTCTTCAAAGTCAGTCCTTGAGATCGCCTGAATCCTTCTTAGGCCATGTTCTTTTTGAACATCAGGCAACTTTTCCTTTATTGATTTAAAAACTTTCCTCACGTTCTGATAAAACAAAGGAGAAAACAATGTCCACGCCTCTCCCCGGCCCCAGCCAAGAAGCGTGATACCAGCGCATCCCACCACCTGTCCGTCCGCCAGAAAGGTATAAGCAGGCCCCTGGCCTTTCAGACTATCCACCCAGCCTTCATTCTCCTGATATCCGGCAATCCATGAATCACAGTCACGCCTTTGCTGATTTATTATTTCATAACCATGTTCAGGTTCATAAGCAACTATCATTATTTATTCTCCACGTTAAATTCCGGGACAATACCCAGGAGTGTCATTGGTAAAGGGCCTTCCTGGGTGATAAACATCGTTGCTTTATCGTCCCAATCTCCAGCGAACTCACCAAGGGCATCACCGGTAAATAAATTAGAAGAAGCTCCCAGATTAATACTGAATAAATTACTCAATGACTCTCCATACTTAACACCGTAAGACTGATAAAGAATAATAGTCAGAGCATTAATCCTCTGTTTTTTACCTCTTGAAATACCTTGATTGGTATTCACAGACGGCTTCATGGGTTCTATCACCGGAGTATATGGCAATCCAACGGCAGCCTTATCACCGGCAACATCAGCAGTTACCTGGCCACCAGACACGGTTTCAGACGCCAAGGCAACACCATCCATAAGAATAGCAACCTCTTCTCCTTCAAGGTGTTCAAGCCCGGTCAAAACCTGAATACCAGATCCTTCATAAGACTTTCCAGAGTGAACAAAGAAGGAGTTATCAATATCATTATAAAGCTCAAAGTCCGTGAAATATTCTACATATCTTACGGTCGAGCCTTCAATGGTGCGGTTCACGATAACCCATATCTGATCTTCCTGAGCATCTTCATCAATCACAGCCACGGATTCATATAGGCCATCAGTAACCAACCTAAACCATCCGAAGATATTCTCCTGGGACTCATAGGTCATGCCGAGCAGCTGCCCATCTTCACGAACGCACCAAAGTAAAGGTACGGGGTCGCCCTGGAAAGCCATATCAACTATCCCGGTAAGTGCCCTGGTATCCCCAAAGGCAATATGCTTTGCAATCCTGGTCATGTCCGGAGCAATAAAAGAGTCAGAGGATATGGAAAACTCAAATTTCCTCACGGTGGTCCCTGACCTGGAAGTCCAGAAAACAGTATTATCAACCGAGACAGAATCAATATTTTTCACACCGGAAGAAATTTCCTTTGAGGCAACCACATTGGTTGCTGTAATAGGATCATTTACATTCGTACCTCCGATTTTCCAGGCGCCCCCGGTGGTCCCGACCAGCACGAATTTCTTACCAACCAACCACCTTATCCGGTCAACCCGGTCAGAGCCAATCGTATACTCAATAGCATCCGCATCGTCAACCCCGAAATCAAAGGTATCAAAATCGGCACTGGCGGAAAACACTATGGTTTGAGGTTTATTGTTTGAGCCAGCCATACAAAGACGTTGTTCAAAAAACGTGCCGCAGGAAGGCCGGTTGTCCTCAGTCCCGTAATAAGTCTCTTGAGCGGTTCCGGCAGAACTATAAGCGGTAAAAGTCTGAGAGTCAATCCCGACCAGTTCAAAAGTTCCGCCCGCCCCAGCAACCACATTAGCCACAGTAAAAAACTGGTCATTCAATTCGACCATGCCAACAATATCAGCCAGGTAAACAATATCACCGTCTTCCAAGCCATCAACTCCATCCAAAGCCACCGGAGCAGGGACAGTGGTACATGTCACTACTGCCGGGTCAGCTTGAGTAATGTCAGTAATATCCATCTCAGCACCAATATGAGAGATGTGATTCGTGAGCGTCCAGTCAGTGTCACCGAACCTGGCAAGCTCCTTTGTTGGATAGGACGGATGGAATATCCACATCACATCAGCAGATTGAATAGTCTTAAGTCCGAAAAGATCGGCCTCAAGATAAGGAGTAGGAACCTCATAAGCCAAATCAGTTGCCCCGCCAGTAGCCTCCCACAACCCATCGGAAAGGTCAGTGGCAAATGTCCCGGACGTGTGGGCCTCCAGACACCGGTAATGATTTCCGCCCTCAGTAACCAGGTCACCCAGAGCATAGGCAGTAGCCGTATTCCAAGCGACATAAGCAATCTGTAACTGGCCATCATCCCGATAAAACCTGACATAAAGATTCCCAAACTCTAAGACATAGGCCTCTTGATCAGAAAACTGGAAAGGAATCAACCTGGATTCTTTAGAGCTGTCTTTTGTCTCAGCCGCAAAAACCGTCCCGGGCATCTTCTGGCCGCCGCCCTCTACCAGGGGAAACATATTCTGCATGGTCTTGCATCCAGAATAATATTTCTCAATATCTGTCCGAGCATCGACCTTGGGACTTAATTCCCCAGCGTTGAAATTATTTATATTTGGAGTTGCTTTAGCCATTAGTTAACTATCTCCTGTCTGGAGCATTTTGCTAATCATTTCGTAGTCTTTGGTTTGTTTTATCATTTTGTCGGTAATCCTGTCGGGATAAGTGTAGGTGCTGGCCTGTTCGCACTGGCATCAGCAGCGGCAGTGACCCTAACGTGAGTGCCTGATGGATCTTTAAAGGCAAGACCACCACCCTCTGCTTCTCCGAACATTACAGCGTATGCATATGCCTGAGATTCCTGCCAAGTCAGACCTATATCTACTTCATCTACTTCTGGGTTGTAATCATATAGAGCCGCAATATCTGCTTCAGCCTGAGTAGCTGCAACCCCTACATACGGCAATTCTGGGACCAAAACAAATTCCATCTGGGTGGGGTCTGCACCGTCTGCAATTACTGTCACGGTTACTGACCACGCACCCACAGCAAAAACGACATCTGGCAAGTCTAATCGGTATATTCCGGGATGGGCTGTATCATCGACTTCCAGAAACCCCCAATCAAGATGAGGGTCATCTAACTGCGGAGTAGCTAAGTCAACAAGTCCACCTGATGCAGCAACAACAAAATCGTTATCTATTTCAACCCTGACATAAGATGCATCGGCACCAGCAGAGTCAAACACTAATCCTGTAAGTGGCGCACCAGCCTCGTCCCTGATGAAGATTGATACTGAATAATCGGTCATCCCCTGTTTAATTTCTTGTTTCATAATTTATTACCCCGTCATTAATCCTAAATTTCCACCTAAAGAATTTCCATCCATGCCATGACCATCTAAAAGAAGAGTTGAACCACCAGCCACACCATCACCGATAAAAATCAAATCCTCTGTATAACCGTCACCGTGTATATTAGGGTTAGGAGATGAAGCATTATGTAACCCCGCTGGAACAATTACAAAATTTAACATCTGTAAAAGTGTTAGGTGTTCGGCATTTACAGTAAGAGTTGTTAAAAGGTTAGTTCGTCCTGCATCCGAATAAAGGCCCATTACATATAACCCTTTGCTAAAAGTGCCAGCTCCGGCAGTGTAGTTTATTGTAGGATAACCCGTAAACGGGGTAGAGCCTATTGAATAAGTTTCCTGCTCTATGCTCCCAGGGTCTTCTTTCCCTTCATTTACCGTCAAATCTATGCGATTCGGGGTTACAGAAGAATCAACAATACGCACTCTCACACCGTTATAATCATTAAAATCAGTCATATCGTGAAGTGTGTCTGACATGAAAAAATTCGCTACTTGATAAACACCCCCACCCCGATCTATATTGGCATAATTTAATCCAAATGTTATTTCAAGATCATCATCTGACAAGAGATTATAAGCTAATGATCCTGTCTTCTCCTCAATTATTCTTGTCTGTAGTTCTAACCAAGACATGGTTGACGCTATAGCAGATATTTCAGCATCGGTATCGGCTATAGTAAATTCAGTGAAATCAAATTGCTTTGTTCCCATTCCTAATCCTCAAAATCCTCAATAGCTACTGCCCACTCAGACACTGGCATTTTAAAGTCACCGCCCGGAGTTAGGATTAAAGGTGCATCCATATCATCGGGAATATCCGGTATAGATGCTTCTGTCATTCGTTGAGCTTGCCGACCTTTGGCATCATTGAACTCTTCAATCCAATTCATAAATCTCCGCTTCTGAAACCGTCTGAAATCCTGCTCTGATAACTTAAGATTTACAGGCATTGAATTGACAAGGGGGGAAGCCATTCGTTTAAGAGCCTCATACTCGTCAGCGGTCAGTCCAACTCGATACCATTTACCCATAATCCTATGAATAAATTCAGAATAACCTTTTAACTTATAGGCGTGGTCTATTTTTTCTCTGGGGATAATCACCCCTGTTGGATATTTCATTAATATTTCTCCTTAACTCGTTCGGCTAAACCAATTTTTGCTGAACCATCTTGTACTGAACCAATTTTTACTAAACCACTTACCACCAGTGGTCAGAACGACCCCCTGGTCTATCTCAAACCATACTGTTATGGTTACATCCTCCACATATGCAGGGCTGTTTGAGTAATGCATATCCACCCAGAAGCCGTCAGTTGTGCCGTCTATCGGGTCATTTATATTGCCTCTTCTTAACCTCTCGTATCTGTTGGCAATAGCTGTCATACCGACAGCCCCAACGTGTAAATCTGCATGATTGTCTATATCGCACTTACTTCCGTTCACATGTATAATAAATAAGTAAGCGTCAAATTCTGCGTTCACATGAGTTGTGAAGATATTGGCATCAAATGTTTTCAGTAAAATACCTGGGCTATCATTCAGTTGCTCAAAAGAAATATGATAAACGTCCACATCGGTTAGTGTCAGATCCGTGGTCGATAAAACCACTGAACCCTCAAACCACTTTGAGCTAATGTAAGCACCAGTGAAAGTGTGGACAGTATTTCCATTCGCATCTGTGGTTGTTCCGTCTACGGTCAAAGCATCTACCGGGATAATATCTGTGTCAGCTACAGTCACTGCTCCAGTATTCCGATCAACTGTATCCCCGGTTATTATAATATCCCCAACCAGATCAGACCCGGCATTGACAACTATCATTACCTTGCCGATGCCCTTAGTTACTGGTAAATCGGTAGGTCCCGGATCTAAAGGCTGCCCGGTTGCGAGGGACAACAAACCACCATGCCAGTTTGTCTCGGACGCTCTTGATGGTTCAGCATCGTACATATCCAATGACATTAATTGGGGAGGTAATCCGAGAGTCTTAAAGTCTAAAACACCTGCACCGCTTGTTACCAATATCTGGTCTTCCTGCCCATCAGAAAGGGGAACAGTATAAGAATTAAGACCTCCAAAAGATAGAGACGGAACAGAAGCGTCAATACTTATCACTGGATTTCCATTACCGTCAGAGTTCCCGCTTAATTCCTCAATAAAGAAGATGTTGATGGGGTTTATCCAGATGATGCCCGTAGTATCATTGGCCTTGATAACAATTCCTATAAATATCTTTCGCTCAGTTCCTACCGGGAGTACATTTGTCAATCTCCCAGATGTATTGGATACAAAAAGCCGCTCGTTATCTCCCCACACTTCACCAACTGGTGTACCAGAAGTGTCGATATCTCTGACCAAACCATTTGTGGTTACATATCCATTGCCATTAGTATTAACATCCTCAGTAAATACCCCAATCGACTCCATCGCTATAGGATCATCAGCTTCTGAAAAACCGAACTCTGGGCTGTTCCCTGATGCCCCGCTTATTCTTACTGGTCGTCCGTCAGTAGTTCCTGTGCCAGTGGTGTTTTTCCCTCGAATTAATAACTCAAGCCCGTTTTGTAGATTAACATTCCCGCCTTTTAGCCCGGTATTTATTACACCTTCGTCATCATTCCAGACTTGCCGGCCTTCTGCGGGGGGTACACCGTTGGTAAGATTGAAATCAATATACCCGACATCTGTTATAGGGTTGTCAGTCATATCTAAAATATCAGTTAAAGTCATACCAGCAAATGTCGGGTTAGCCCCGGTGTGAATATCCTGTGGAGTGGAGGCTGTCGCCGTCCCATCACCATCATCAGTTATGATTACCTGATTCGTAGTGCCTTTAAGCCAATTTGAAATACTGGTAGAGACTAAATTTTTATCGCCATCAGTGGCCACAAGACGGTTCGCAATAAGTCCAACGGCAGTCGTAAAACTCATATAGAACCGAGCCACACCATCGGTCCAGACAAACTGTGAAAGTTGCCTTAGTTTTCTATGAAACCCTCTTTTACCTAAACCCATCTACCACCTGCCCGCGCCAGACCAGGAATTATCCCCAGTCTCGGACTCAAGGAAATCAAGTGATTGATCGAGGCCAACAGCCCCTTTCAATGCCTGCTCGTACCTGATCATGGCCTGCTCTTCTTTTGTTGTCGAATTGGTAACCTTGATGGCCAGTTCAGCGGCAATCCTCCAAGCCAGGGTATCTACAAATTTTGCTGTATAGTTCGGTAATGCACCCTCTCCGGCCAGGGCAAAAGTATAAGGGTTCTCATCACTGTCATTATTCGCGATGCTCACGGTAGCCGTATAATCTCCCACAACAGACGGAGTAAAATCTATTGTGAACGTAGAGCTTTCTCCCGAGGCAATCGGGCTTGAAGCGTCAGCACCCAGAGTAAATACTTCTGTGTCGCCGGTGATTGTCACAGCTGGAGAATCTGTAAGGTAGAGATCACCCAGCCCGCTATTTGTTATAACGAAATCTTGACTCAAGCCACCAACCGCTCTTCTGATGTATGTAAGAAATAAATCACCGTTATCACTGTCATAATCAGTAAAAAGGCACTCTGTTCCATCGTCAAGGGTTTCCACCACATATGTAAATTTATAACCAACCGCACAAATAAATCCATTTAGACCAACATAGTTCCCTGATTCAAAAACAGCCGGGTCCAGTTCTTTCTCCTGGAAGATTCTCATAAAATCATCGGGGATAAGATATGCGAAATCGTAAAAGTTCGCCGGAGTGGTCCCGCTCTTTACCAGGGCAACCCTGATCTTAGCAAACCTCCAATCGGCGGATTCAAGAACCTCATCCTGCATGAAGTCATATACAGCATTGACATCTCTGGCCCTGTCAGAGTCTTCCGTGAGGGAATTTATCTTTGCGGCCCCAAGATTTCTCAATGCTTTGTTGGCTATTTCTAATTTGGTGTATGCCATCAGGATATACCCGCCTTGCCAAAATCAGTGCCATCATCCTCAGACGGCGTGACATCTCCGTCAATTATCTCAATATCATTCCCGGTAATACACATCTCAGGAGCTACCCCGGCCCCGGACACGGCGAAAGTATAAGGGTTCTCATCTGAATCGTTGTTGGCGATTGAAATCGTGGCGGTGTATGAAGCCACGGCGCTTGATACGAATGAAATTATAAAAGTAGCACTTCCACCTATCGCCACAGAAGTAGGCGCGTCCGTATCCAGCGTGAACTCTGCATCATCGCCTGTAATAGTCACTCTGGGCGTATCTGTAAGATAAAGAATCGCATCGCCAGTGTTCTTTATCGTAAAGGTATGCGTTACCTCAATCCCAACAGTGTTATTCCCCCAGGCCGTATCATTGTCCACGGATGAAATAGTAGAGCCATCAGGAATGGATTCCCCCTTACCCTGTACGTCCATCTCTGGAAAGGTATTAGCCTCAGAAGCGCCCATTGACCATGGACCGATTATAGGACTTCCTCTTTTATTTATCGGTACATCAATTTCAGGCCATGTGGCAGGATTAAATGTTGTTCCCTGTCCCTCAATGTCTGCACCAGATTTAATGGTAAGGTCAGTAGCAGTCCAGGGCGCACCAACTGGATTAACAAGTTGGTCCGCAGTGGTTAGATTTATTAGACTGTTCGCCCCTTCTGTGGCAGAGCCGTCAGCGGTGGCGTTATAGTCCTGTTCACCCTGGGTGCTTTCTATGTCAACCGTCTGCCCTAAAACAGCATTGTTTTTTAGAATATAATTATCAAAAAAACCGCCTTCTACACCCAATTCTCCACATAACGCTATAGTATTATTGGCAACAAATGTATCGTCAGGCACACTGCTTATCGTCACCCCAATATCAGGAGTCCCATAAATAATATTTCGATAGAATCCAATAGCACCTGGCGCGGCTTGTACGCCGACAAGATGCGCTCCGGGAGTTGCCGCACTTACATGCTCATTGTTATTATGAATAATAAGATGATGGAAACGCCCGTAATTGGCTGTATCGCCACTTCTGAATCTGAAATTTGCATTTGCCCCTGGGCCTTTCAGTTCAAGCCATGACATCTGAACGTATACGTCTAAAACTTCTGCTACTGTGGCCCCGGAAACCTCCACCCTTGCATTACCCTTACCTGAAACCTCATGCGCACGTCCATCAGGTTCTGCGCCAACCAACGAGTGAAGATCTGGGAAATTAACAGCCGTATAATTCCGGCTATCACTAAAAGAAAATGCGCCAAAAACCTCAGCCTTACATTCACCAATATAATGATTACCAGTATTAACTCTAAACGCTATCCAGAGAGATATGTCGGTATAAGTTTCACCAGTTCCAATGGTGTCGGTAATGGTAGCCATTAGATATCCTTGAATTTTGCGGCAGGAATAGGCTTGTCAAATCTCGGTCTGACGATTTTTGATTTATCTTTAATTTTAATCAGTGTATCGCCTGAAATCCCTTCATCAGCGTCAAAGTCAAATACTTTTTTGTATTGCCAAGACTCCACCTGTGCAGGGGCAGCGTCTTCATTGGTAACGATGAGTGCTATTTTAAGAATATGCTCACTAAATAAAACAGTCTCGTAAGCCCTTTTATTGGACTCTGGGGCGTAATTAATATAGCTTAACAATCCAGTATCTTTTATATGCTTATCCCAAAAAACCTGTGGGTAAGTATAATCTCTAAAAAGTAAATCACTGGCTTTAACCCAAGCATCCCTTATCCCAGGATTGTCATCCCAAGCCTCGCATATATATTTCCATCCAGGGATTTTAGCATTTTTATACGCATCTCTTTTCATTGGCCCTGGTTGAGGGAAATCACAAAATACTTGTATCCAATACCGCATGATTCGTGGATCAGAATAAACAGCAACCACATAACCAAGAGGCGATTCAGGGTTGTCAATATTTAAGGCTATCTCTGACATTATCTCACCAAATCCCTGACGAGCGGTCCAACTAGAGGCCGGACGAGTTTGCCAGCATCAGAGGCAGATATACCCGTTCCGGCAATATCAAACGTGTAAGGGTCTTCATTATCGTCATTGTTGGCGATGGAGATATTGGCCTCAAATAAGCCAGCCCCACTCGGAATAAAGCTGATAATAAAAGTCGTGTCACCCGCCGGGGTAACAGGTGAACCTGCATCTGTGTCTAAAGTGAACTCTCCAGTATCGCCAGTGATTACGACTGCTGGGCTGTCAGTGAGGGTTAGGTTGGCATCCCCTGAATTGCCGATAGTGTATGTAATCTTCTTCTCTTCGCCTTCAATCACTTCCTCAAAATCCGTACCGTTTGCCGCACTCGGAGATGATGAGCCGTTGGTTATTGGATTACCGTTTCCAGTGATGTCTATCTCTTGGGCGACAAAATCAGCAAAACCAAGATCCCCCCATGTTCTGGTATTTCCCCGAACATCATCATCAAATGGATAGGTCGCATCTCCTGATAAATTAGTAGTTCCATTCCCAATAGCATCACTGTCACTGGCAGGGATGTAATTGTTTGCCCCTGTCAGGTAAGTGAAGTTTAAATTTTGTAATCCAACTGACCCTGAAGCGTCAGATGAGCCACAGGTTGTGAGGTTCAGTGTGCCGCCATCTTGTAAATAATCTCTACCTACAATGGAAGCACCGTCAGACAGACCATTCTTTACGTTCATGGTTCCCGATATGCAAACAATGCCCTGTTGTGACCCAATACTGGTGGGGTTGTAATGATACCCAGTTCCAGTTGAATGAGCAAAATTAGTAAGATCAGTATCCGCAATCAGGCAATCAACCGACCCACCATTGACAGTTAAAATTCCTTGAGTCTGGCCAGCCCCTGTGTTGGTACTGCCTGCCGACAATAATCCAACCACCGTGCTATTTACGGAATTTGGAACCGCAAGTAATGGATTACCGGCTGAACTAACTGTATGTTTTAATGAAATATCCTGAATTTGACAATACTCTTCCACGAGGTCGAGTATTTTGTCTGATACAGTATCTACTAAAGCTAATACACTACCATCATATTTTGGTATTCCCGGAAAAAGTCCGGTTGGGCCACCCTCTCCAACCGCTGGCCTGAAGTTTCTGCCATAAGTGGCATTATTAGTAGCCCCTGTAAATGTAAGAGTTTTATCATAAACCCCGGCATAACCCTCCATGGTAGGTGATGACTGGGCGGTTACATTATCCCCGTCTGTAAGATCAGCCATATCCTGCGGGTCATCAACATCACCACCTGTGAGCTTTAAGGTGGTGATTACTTCATTGGTGAATGTATGCCTTGCGGAGGCCATTAGCGCACCATCCTTTCAGCGTGGCGAAATTTACCGCCAACACTGATAAGACGAAAAGGGTTATCATCGAGATTTAAAAAGAACTCATTCTCTGATCCAGCATCATCACAGGCACATTCAAAGTCACTTTCTGAGAACAGATGATTTGGCTTTCTATTCTTAAAACCTTTATATCTGGATAACTTTACAGGGTCTTTGGTGTTCAATGGGGAAGCTTTGCCATCAAAGTCTTTGGCACAGTCGGAGGCACGAAGCCAAGGCTGAACTGCTCGATCAGGGTTCCTGATTGCCCCAAAATTAATTCCTTTCGTCCAATCACCAAGGTGTTGAAGAGACATGTTCCCAACCCAGAAAGAATTTGAAAGCCCGGTCACTGGATCAGTAACAGTCCTCCTCATGGTCTGCCTAAGATCCTCTTCTGTCTCAACAAGAATATAAAGGAAATTTCTGAGGCTTAATAGGCCATAGGTGTTCTTGGGATAAAGAGAGATATCCCGTATCTGACCACTCTTGATATTGCCAGAGGGAGAATTATTAATCTTTGTTTTAATCACGAATTTAAACATATCCCACTCCCTAATTCCTATCCTTGGCTTTCAGAAAAACCGTGATCCTCTTCTTCTGTCTGCACCGGCCTTAATCCCAGCCGTGGCAGTCCCAGAAGCATAAGCCGTGGTCGAAACCCTGTACTGCTCACCGGTGCCGACAAACTCAAAAGATCCTTCTGCCGTCTGATCACCCTCGCCACCAACAACCACCCAGCCAGGAGTGACCCCATTTGAAGGATCATGAAGTACCTCAAGGCTGATAGTCATGCCCATGCTGCTCGTATCTTCAACAAAAAATGTAGCCCGGCCATCAACCCTTATCGAGTCTGAGTTCTCACTGTTTTCCGTAAAGGCATAAACAACGGCATTTCCTTTTAATTCAGTCATTTAAAAATCTCCTTTAAATATAAACCCCACTTCTGCCAGCTCCTTGCCAGGAAAAATCCCCTGTTTCATTTCGCAAGAAATCCATGGACTGATCTAGTTCTTTAGCACCCTTCAATGCCTGTTCGTGCCTGGTCTGGGCAATGTCAGCACCAACCTTAGACTCTGTTCTCCTGGTGACCAGCTCAATGGCTATTTTCCAGGCAAAGGCATTGATAAAACGTGCTGTATATTTAGTAGGATCATCTACCCTTCTGATGTACGTCAGGAACAGATCATCCACATCATTATCGTAGTTAGTAAAAATGCACTCGGTTCCATCGTCCAGGGTCTCAATCACATAGAAGTACCGATATCCCTTGGAGTAAATATAACCATCCCAAGAAACGAAAGGCCAGGGAGTGGCGGCCAGCAAGGCCGGATCGCCTGCTTTTTCCTGGAAAATCTTCATGAAGTCGGAGGGCAGTGTATAGGCAAAATCATAACGGGAAGCGGGTGCGGTGGAGTTCTTTACCAAGGCAACGCGAACTTTAGCGAACCTCCAGTCAGAAGACTCAAGAGTCTCATCTCTGGCGAAATCATAGACATCATCAATTTCATTCGCCTGGACTGAGCCGTCAGAAAAAGAAGTGATCTGATCCACCCCGATCTTAATCAGAGCAAGGTTCGCTATACCCACCTTGGTATATGCCATAAATTACTCCTGTTCAAACATCTCTGGAGAATTAGGAAACATGTGCTTTCCGGCAGCCACATTTTCCATGGCCTCTTTTTCTTCCTTGTTCTCATCAGCCATTTTTATGGCGGCTTCCTGTGTCTTATTCATTCTACCGGCATCAGCCTTTATCAACTCAGCCTCAGCCAGTGTCCGGGCATCATCCCTAGCCCTCCACTCCTCGTCAGTCAACGAGTCGTATCCTATTCCAAAAGGCATAATAAACTCCTTAAAGAAAGGGCCCTGCCGAAACAGAGCCCTTTTCGGTTAGGTTTCTTGGTTAGCTGTCTGTTTCTTCAGGCAATGAGGCCGGTGAGATGCTACCTGCTGTGCGTTTCCTTTGTACTCATTGCACACATCACAGGTAACTTCCGCAGGCGCATTGCCCTCAGGAGGGTCCGGACCACCTTCAGGGATCTCTTCCTCAGCATCAGGAGCAGTCGCCGCTTCCGCCAGTTCCTTAACCATATTCTCAAGGCGCTTAACATTGGCGGTAAGGTCTGCAACTTCGTCACCAGCAGAAGGAATGGAATCAACCTCAATGAAATGGTTCAACTTACCATTCTTATCCTTGGGCCCATCCTTTGCTTTACTGAAACGAGCTGGGTCGCCTTTGGCGTATTTCTTGCCATTGTGCCAGCACGGTTTTTCACATACAAACGGCATAATTGCTCCTTAAATTGCTGTCGGCATAGGGGTAAAATAAGCTGAGAGAACATAATCCTCAGTACCGCCAATTATGTTATAATAGAGCCTAACATATCGGAGCAGCTTGATCCCCTGCGGTAGAGTGATAACAACCTGATCTCCAGCGGTAAGATCAGCCGCTAAAGCGTGGACTGTCACCAGGTTAGCGTCACTTGTTGTAGGCTCACTGGTTTTGTGAACCACGATGAAATCAATACCAGTGGCGGCCGTATTTACGGTTTCAATGCTGACAATAACCGCTGCTGGCATTGTCTTATCCCACCCTGGAATAGTGATCTCAGTATCCAGATATTTCGTACTATCCGCGTCAGCGGCCACGTTCTGAGATTCACTCAGCACTAATGCTCTATCTCTGTATCCCATGGTTACCTCCTTAAGTTACAGCGTCTTCGGTTTTGAGCATCTGCTCGTCTACTTGAACCGGAACACCGCGGAACTTCAAGACCGGTGGCCCAAAGGGCGCATCGTGGGCTGTATAATTGACATTGTTCTTGTCCTTCAGCCTTTTATCCATCTGGGTTCTGATTGTCCGGTTAACATAAATTCTGGTCATGGGGTTCTCGCCCATATCTGGCAACCAGTTGATTGCCTCCAGCAACTGATCATCATCGAAAGTATTGGATGTTCCAGTAGTCTCGATATTAGATACCCGCTGAACTGTACGTTCATCGGCTACAAACAGACCAGCACGCCATTTGAACTGCGTTACGAAGGCCACGAACTCTGTGTTGGCTGTTATTCCACTTACAAGCTGCTTGCCCAGGTCAACAATCTCAATTCCACCCATGGTATTCTTAGGATAAATGAGATGAGTCTTTTCCGGACCCCACTCAACCACGAGAATTGAAGAAAGATCAGAGCCCGTACCGCTGCCATCCCAGACGTTCGGCATCCAGGAGGTGTCACCGTTCGGGTAAGCGCTAAGATCATTAAACTGCGTAAAGAATCCGTTATAGGCGAGTTCATCGCTTGCCAGACTACCATAAATGGTATCTGAATCCATGGACTGCGCCATTGCCTCAATAAACTTGGCATCTTTTCTCTGCCTGAAAGCGGCGGCATTACCGCCCTGTAACTTCAGAAGCTCCTCGTCAACCTGTGACATGGTTTCATAAAGCGCCATGGGCGCGGTGATCGGGATCTCTCTGTGAGCAGACTTCGGAACACCGTCATTGATCGCTCTTTTCTGAACCGTAGGCAACTGGCTATCCCGGCTACCAACATGAGAAAGAGCCTGGTTCGCTTCCATCATCGGGGCTTCCCTGATGATCGGACTTTTACGTCCCAGGGTGTCAGCCACAAAAAGAAGCCTGTCATTGCCAGGATCTTTCATTCTTAAAACATCGAGTAGTGAATATATTCCACTCAGATTTTTCTCTGTCATTGTTTACCTCCAACTAATCGGCAAACTGTTCCATATCCTTGTACTTCATTACATTGGTCGGATCAGCAGTTGTGGAACCGTCATGTGTGCCCGGTGGACTCCAATCCTCTCCCATGGCTACACCGACCTTATGGAACAGTTTTATGAGAAGCGGATGATTTCCCTTGCCTCCCTTGTCAAGAAAACCTTTGGTTTCCTCATCAACTCCAAGGAAGTGGTCAAATCCCCGCCTTGTGAATTCAACATTTTTGTCGTAGTCAGCGCCCCACTCCTTCTTTAGGGTGTCGGTAGCCTCAGACTTGGCAGCCTCAACCGCCTTGACATTAGCTTCATTTTGAGCTTTAGCAAGACCATCCCATGATTGAACAACAGAATCAGCCTGTTCAGCCGTAAGTCCGGCTTTTAAGGCCTCCTGAGCAAACCATGTGGTCATATCCTTGCTGTGCTCAACACCTTCCCCGGCAGAGAACTTATAACCTTCTGCCGTTTCAGGAACACCAAGAGCAGTGCGAAACGCTGTCTTATCCTCTTCAGTCGCGTCTTCACCTGGTTTGAATATCGCTCCTTCCATTTTAGTCTTGAGGTCAGCATGATCGGCCTTGACCTGTACCGCGTCTTGGGCAAATTCTCCAACAGTCTTGAAGCCTTTGACACCTTCATGCTCTTTCAATTCATTTGGAAGTCCTGAAATCCATCCAGCAGGTGTATCCGCTGAGGGTTCGGGGTTAGATTCTCCGCCTGCACCTTGATCCAGGATTGTCTCTGTCACTTGATCGGCTACGTCTGCCATTTTAAAAACTCCTATAAATCAAAAGGTTAATTATTATGCTTCATCCGTACAAGTCAGTTTAGACCCGGCTAAACCCTCGCCGGATATAATCCAGGAAGTTCCATCACTCACCACTTTTGCATGGTCTCCAACATTATTTCCTGTCACAAAGGTAATGGTATCCTCTGCAGCGCAGGCTGTGAGAGTATTATTATCGTTGATAATTCCATTGATAATAGCCTCCTGTGTGTTCCCGGTCGTTACGGTATAACTTCCAGTGTCAGCCGCAGCCGTGACGTAAAACTCAAAAGTACATCCAGCAGGAGCGGTTGATATGGCAGGTAGCTGAGAGTCAAATTCAGTGGCGTGATTTAAAAACGAGATCAGACCACACTCAGCGGCAGTCAAAACATTAGTGGCCGCGACCACCTCTGCGGGTAAAACAAGCCCTGGTCCTACAGTGATAAGTCCAGCCGCAGTTAAGATTATGTCATCAGCTGCATTCAGCTCAATATCACCATTGGAAGCACCATCAGCGTTCAACATGATTCCACCGTCAGAGGTTTCCAGATTGATAGCATCACCGGCAACTGTACCCTGGGCATCAATCTTGAACTGATCGGCAACGGCTTCAGAAGCTACGCCAAGAATCCTCCCGCCAGTAGCGGTAAGGTCAATATCGAAAGTAGCCGCAGTGGTAATATCAATTCCACCAGCCGGAGCAAGGATTGTCACGCCAGTTGCTACGGCTTCAGCGGCAGTAATTATGATTGATCCTGCGGCGTTAAGTTCTATGTCACCCTCGGTGGCACCGTCAGCGTTAAGCATAATACCGCCATCGGTAGTTTCCAAATTAATGGCATCACCAGCAACCGTACCGGTAGCATCCACCTTAAACTGGTCAGCAGCGGCGGGGACAGTGGTTACAGCAACAGTACCAGCCTGACCTACAACGAGAACACTTACAGCCGTTGAGTCTACAACCACAAGAGGATCAACATTTGCATCGTGTGACACAACCTCAAGGATGGTTCCATTGGTGGGATTCCCTGTTTTAGATTCAATCCTTACAACGGAAATATCACCAAAGTTTCCGGTCGCCTGAATATTAAATATGTCGCCAGCTGTAGCCTGAGAATCCCATGTATTTGTAAAGGTAACGAAGTCTATGGAAGCATTGGCGTCAGGAGATGCAATGTCGTCATAGGCAACGGTTGACCCCCCGGCATTAGCGGCCCATGTCAAAGTACCGGAGCCGTCTGTAGTAAGTTGATAAGTTGCTGTACCATCAGCAGCAGGCCACGCGTATTCAATGCCATTCATTTCAAGGGCCTCGAACATACCAAGCCTCCAGGCGGCACTTGTACGGGCGTTTCCAATAACGCCCTCACCATCACGCGGAGGCGGAAAATCCTCTTCTGCATAAGACATGCCAGAAAACATAACAATAACGATTAAAATAAGTAACCATGTAAATTTCTTCATTTTATTTCTCCTTGGCCCTTGGGCAATAAAAAAAGGGCAACACAGTGATTACGGCACCGTATTGCCCCTTAATTATTCGCCTTTGCGTCCCCAACTGGCCGGTCAGGTAAGCCCAAATTGTAAAATTATATTACTTCTCCCTTTATTGGGATATTAACTATTGATCTTATGATGCTTTCTTCTCTATCCAGCCCATGTCCTAAGCGGGCAAGAATAGATATTCCAACATTTCTTTCACCTACGCTTCTTAGGTTGGTGTCAAGATTCTTTCCAAACCAGCACATATTCATTAAAATATCTGTCAAAACCCTGACCCCTTTTTCTGACCTGAAAAGCAGTCGATAATCCTGCTCAAGGCTCAACAGTTCCGGGCTTTTACCCTGATCAAGTTCAGGATATATATTGTCATCCTCATTCAAACCCTGATCAATAATATCATCTGCCATTACTGCTGTACTCCTTCAACGAGAGCATTCAACACACTGTCAGGCTCAACGGTCTTGGACAGGTTCTTGGTAGCCTTGCTGCCCTGTTCAAGGTTGTCCATGGCTAATTTAGCAGCCTCCTGGATCCTTCTGTTCTTCCTGATAAAAGCAACCTGATCGTCAGACCTGAGTGCCCTTGTCGGGAAATTCACACTGTCCATGTATTCTTCAACAAGAATATCAAAATCAACTTTATCGGTTGCATCAGGATAAATCTGTCCTATCTCTGACAGACCCTGGATACCTCCCCGGATACCTTGAATCTTAAAGGCTGCCTTCTGAGCCTGAGCCAGAGGCCCGCGGTAATCAGTTTCAATGGGTAAACCAACACCCATATCTTGCAAAATTGGCGGAGGATCAGGCAGTCTGCGAGCCCGGAACTCTATATTCCAGACCCGATCCATAATCTCATTAAGGCCTTCTGTTTGGAACCTTCCTATCCTGGCGGCGATAATAACGGCCTGCTCTGCCTGCATACCTAGTGCTTGAGTCGCGGTAAGCTCTGTCTTATTTGCAGCAGCATTGTTAAGGATAGTAAAGAAATCTGTGTGAAAATGTTCTCTAATGGCCCGGTCAGTTCGTTCCTGCTGGTCAATCCCAAACGGAAGCTGGATAGAATTGGTGAGAATTGACTTAGGCGCATCTCCATCACCAAAGGTCTGTCCGCCTGGGCCATCATGAATCTTACCCCTGAGATCCGTAGACGCGAACATAGGCGGTTTAACCATCTTATGGCCAGCCTCAAGGTTGGTCTTACCCTGCTGGTTAGCCTTCATAATATCAACCATGGCGAACCAGGCCGGGGAACGCCCGTATTTCTCATCACTATTTACAAACCAGCGCCAGGTTACATTTGGCAGGCTGTCAAAACCACTCTCTTCAATGAGACCGCCATTCTTGGCCCCACCTTCTTCCATTAATATCCAGAACGAGCCAATTTTTTTATTTTTACCATTTAATATCGCAGGGTCATAATCTGCCCGGGGATAGGTAGCATGAAGAACCAGCTTTTCCTGATAAGGATCATTCTCATATTGCTGCTTAAACTCCGGCTTCATTTCAAGAAATTCTTCTCCGAACTTCTGAACCAGTTGGCGCATCTCCAATTGATAAAGCCGATAAAGGGTGTCTACCCTTCCAAACTGATCCTGAGCAATGAAACATTCCCGGAAGTGCGGCATAATGAAATTAATACGGCCCTTACCGACATCTTCCTCAATCATTGCCGTGGTAGTTCCGATAGAAACTCCCTCATAAATATAAGTCGGACAGAAATTATAAAAATTACTTCGCGCGTAGGCCGAATACATCACTTCCTCGCAATTATCCAGCCATTGACGCACCTGCAGGATAGAATCCAGAGGCTTATCATTGAAGGCCCGGAGGCCTGATGTTCTTGGAAAGTTGATTATACCTGGAAGGTTGAACTCAAACCAGCGAAGGGATTGTGAGCAGAGATAACCATAAATACCATCAGCGGCTATCTGTGCCGCAGAAATAGCAGTACCGTCATAAACACTTCTGCCGGTGCGCTGGCCTTTCCTGCTTCTGTCTTTTTCTCTATTGTATTCCACTGACCGGCGCTGATGATTGACAAACCTGATAACATTGTCCACCTCAGGCTCAACCTCAAGACGCTCGGCTTTAAGCGTTTCTAGGGTCCGCTTGCTGAATTTTACCAGGTCTTCGTCTGTAATATTCTTAGCCATTATCACCCCAGGATTGATTTAGAGCTTTCTGAGACGCCTCCCAAGCCGGTAGGGCTTGTTAGAATTGTCTGGGCAAAACCACGGCGCAAACGCTTTTTCTTCTCTTCCACATCTTCAGCAGCCGCAGCATCGAGATCCTCATCTGTTTCCGCATCCACCTGTATATCAAACGGTGAGCCGGAAAAACCTTGATCGCCAGGACCGTCAAGCCCAGTAAAACCCAGGCCGACCCCGACACCGCCACCGCCTAAAGATGGAAGCCCAGTAGTCTGTCCGCTGAAATCCGCAAGGCCAGCCATCTCACCAACACCAGACCCGCCCCCGCCTCCAGTACCTCCACCGCCTATTCCGG